CACAGAAAAAATACCAGTTAAAATAATAAAGACACAAGAAGATGTTGAAAGAGAAATGATAGCAACAATTGTAGCTAAAGATATTGAAGACAAATATTCAAGGAATGGCGATTCTTTTTATTCAGACTTAAACAGATTTATGGGACAATAAATGGATGTATTAACAAGATTTAGAAGAAGAGAAAAAGAAAAACCACAAATACCGATTTATAGATCAAAAGAACAATGTATTGAAGAGATATGGGCTAAAAGCGGTCAAATAATTAAAGTGTCTTTAATAAAAAAAATTGGAAAAGGAGATTTTTACGCGATATATAATGAAAAAAATGAAACGTTATTTTTGATAACAAAAAAAGCTTATGATGATTTAAAATAAAGGAACTATAATGAAAACATATGATTCAATAACTTATCCAGATTGGGTAAATGCACAAAAACATGAAGTTCATCAATCTTTATACGCTCAAGTTTATGAGTTTGATCGAAACGTAGGAACAACTGTAAATTACAATGCATTAAATGGAATGAGTACATACCTCAACCGAGGTTTAATGAATACAAGTTCCACAGGTTATATGAACAGAGATGTACCTAATTCAACTTCTGCAAATTTCACACGATTAAATTTTAACATTACCGCCGCAATTATTGACACACTTACAGCTAAACTTGCATCTATTCAAGCAGTTCCTCAAGCAGTAACCTCAAAAGGAAACGCAAAAGGTAGAAAACTCGCAGAAGATTTAAATCATTTACTTAAGGGTATTTTTCACAAATACGATGTGAGTCATAAAATTAACCTTGCTTACAGAGACGCTATGATTTCTAACGCTGGTTATTTAAAAGTTATTAAAGAAAACGGCGATATAAGAATTGATAGAGTTCGAGTAGATGAAATTATTGTTGATACAGCGGATGGGTTCTACAACGAACCGTATAAAATGATTCATCGTAAAAGTATTCCAGTTGCTGTAATGGTTGAAAAATATCCTAAATTTAAAATGCAAATAGAAACTTGTCCGACTCAAGTTGTATCTGAAGCAACTCAACGAAATTATACTCCAATGATAGTTGTATTAGAATCATGGTGTAAAAACACATACAAAGAAAAAGGCAGACATGTAATTTGTATTGAAAACGTTGATCTTGTTGATGAAGAATGGAACAAAGATTATTTTCCTGTTTTAAAATGCGATTACAATGAACCAATTATAGGATGGTTAGGACAATCCGTTGTAGATGAATTGAATTCTATTCAAGCTGAAATTGATAGAATACTTATTACTATGCAATCTATTATGAAAATCATATCAGTCCCTCGCATATTCTATGATAATAACTCTAACATTAATTTAAATCACATCACTAATCAATTAGGTGCTTGTATTGGATTTGATGGAAAAAATGGAATTGCTCCCATTATCCACAACGGTGCTGGTATGCCTCCCGAATTACCAACACAACTCCAAAGTCTTATTGCAAAAGCATATGAAAGAGTTGGTTTGACTCCAATGGACACTCAAGGAATGCAAAAGACTGGAACAGGAAATCAATCCGGTGAAGCTCTTAAAACAATGACTGACATTAAATCAGAAAGATGGCAATTACTTCAAAGAAATTATGAACATTCTCACGTTCAATTTGCTGATATTATTCTCAAAGAATTACAAGGGACTAATTTAAAAATTTCTGCACTTGATAGAAACATAGGTTTAAAAGAAATTAGAACAAAAGTAATACCCAACGTTTGTGATTCTTATACATTAAAAATATTTCCTGTGTCTTCTTTACCATCTAGTATACCTGATTTGATTGACTCGGTTGAAAAAATGAGAGATTTGGGCGTTATTCAACCATCACAAATACCTGAATTGTTTAAAATGCCTGACCTTGACACATTTACAGCTTTTCAATCTGCACCAAGAAGATTAATTGACAAAAAACTTGAAAATATGCTTGATGGAGGGGTTTATTGGAACCCTGAACCTTACTACGATTTAGATTACGCTTTAACCGCGGCACTTCAACAATACAATCACGGACAACTTAACGACGAATCCGATAAAAGGTTAAGTTTACTTCGTAGATTTATTGATGATGTTAAAAGTTTAAAAGATCAAGCAATGCAAGCTAATCAACCTTCTGTTCCTCAACAACAACCACAGCAACAAATACAACAACCTGTTCAACAATCACCAATAGGAGAACCTATACAATGACAGACACGGAAACAATTTCTGAAACAACTTCTGAAAAAAATACACAAGAAACACCAACAACAAAAGAAACAGAGGTTGTTGAAACAAATCCTGTAGTTGAACCAGTTGAAAAATCTTTATTAGCTGAACAATTTAATAGAATTGCTCAACAAGAAAAATTCATTAAAAGTGAACGTCAAAAAATTGACGAAGCTAGAAAACAATTTGAAGCTGAAAAAGCTTTGGCGGATAATTACAAAGCAATTAAAGATAAAAATCCTTTTGAAATTCTAGAACATTTTGGAATTACTTATGAAAAATTGTTAGAAGCTGACAAAGAAAGAAACAATCCAATAGACCCTACTGTAAAAAAAGCTTTAGAAAGAGTTGAACAGTTAGAACTTAGACTGTCTAAAGCAGATAAAGAAGCTGAAGAAGCGCGTATAGCTAGAGCAGAAGTTCAATTAAAAGCAGATATTTCTAAAATAGTTAAAGAAAAAGAATATGATATTATTGAAAAACTAGGTGCAGAAGATACAGTCAAAGATTATATGGAAGAATATTTTAATCAAACAGGGGAAATACCAAATATTGAAGATGCTTGCCAAGCAATCGTAGATGAATTAGCAAATAAATTTTTAGCTATTAAAGATTCAAAATGGCTTACACCAAAAATTCCTACAATATCTGAAGAAAAAACAGAAACATTCCCTGATAAAGTTATCAGTAACAAATTGACTCAAACATCTCAACCTTTTACCGGCGCTAAAACAAATGAAGAAAGAATGGCTGAGGCATTGACATTATTAAATTCACTATGAGAAGTTATAGTTAGGCAGAGAACGCCTATTATACCTCTTAAGATTTCCCTGATCCTAAGACTGTAAGTAATAAGGAAAGAAATTTTTTTACTAACTTACTATCTTAAGGATTATCTATGTCAACTTCGTTGAACCAAACCCAATTTGCTCCTTTACTAAAAACTTTATACCCTGCTGAAGCAGTAAAAAATGAAGTATACCCTAAAAACCCTTTCTTTGCTCTTGTTGAAAAAGACACAGGATTTTATGGTGATTCTTCTAAAGAACCTGTAATTTTTGCAACTCCTCAAAACAGAGCTGCTGGATTTTCTGCTGCTAATAATATTACTACTACTTCTCAAGCTCGTTCATTTTTAATTACTCGTGTACCAAACTATTCAATGGCTTCTATCTCAAATGAAACTATGCTTTCATCTGAATCAGAAAAAGGTGCATTTTTAAAAGCTCTTAAATATGAAATGGATAATGCTTTACTTGCACTTACTCGTGCTATTAGTACTCAACTATTTCGTACAGGTACAGGTACAATTGCTCAAATCTCACCTACTGCTACTATAAATAGTGCGTCTGTTTATGTTGCATTAAGTAACCCAGAAGATATTGTAAATATTGAATACGGTATGCAACTTGCATTTTCATCTACAGATGGTGGCGCAGTACGTGCAACTACAGGATGTTTTGTCGTTGCTATTGACCGTCAAGCTGGTTCTTTCCTTTGTTCTGCTACATACGGTGGTGCTCCTGCTGCTCTTACATCTCTTGTAACTTCCCCTGCTACTTCTGACTTTATTTACGCTGCTGCAACTGATAGAAACGCTGTTATATCTGGATTAAGAGCATGGCTTCCTGGTACTGCAGTTACTACTACACCATTTTTTGGTGTTGATCGTACAGCAGATAAAACAAGACTAGCTGGAGTTAACTTTGACGGTTCTGCATTATCTATTGAAGAAGCTTTAATTTCTGGAGCTGCTCGTATCGCTCGTGAAGGTGGTACAACAGACACAGTATTTATGTCCTACTTAGATTTTTCAAACTTAGTAAAAGCTGTTGGTTCTAAACAACAATATATCCAATATTCAAATGTAGCTGTTAAAGAGCCAAAAGTAACAGTTGGATTCAATTCTTTACTATTGTCCGGTCCTTCTGGAACAATGAATGTTATCCCAGACCAAAACTGTCCTGCAGGATTTGCATTCTTGCTTCAACTAAATACTTGGAAATTAAAAAGTCTTGGTGAAGCTGTTCGAATCTTTAACGGAGATGGTTTGACTATGCTTCGTGACCCATCCGGAGATAACTTATTAATTCGTTGCTTTAGCTACGCTCAATTAAGTTGCCGAGCTCCTGGTTGGAACGGTGTAGTTACTCTACCTTAGTGACAATAAATAAAGCCCACTAATTGTGGGCTAATTAATTTAACTCGAACCTTTTAGGTCGAAGAAAGATAAATAAAAAATGGCTCAAAGATTATACCAACAATTTCAAAAAACTATAGCTAAAGAAGTTATTACACTTTTTGGTGGATTTACTGTAGGTGCAGCCGGCGCTGTAGCTCCAATTGGTAGAGTAGCTAATCAAGGAATTAGATCAATTGTTAGAAACGGTATTGGAAATTACACAATAACTTTTGGTGATCCAAACAATAACATAACAGATAAGTATGCTGAATTTTTAACTTCACAATTCACAGTAATATTTAACGGTGTTCCTACCAGCTCAACATGGGTTTTAAGTGCTACTGACATCCGTGTTGGAGGTACAATTACTGTTCAATTTTATGGTCCAACAAGCCCTAGTGTTACTACACTTGCCGCTGTTGAATTAAACAATGGAGCACAAGTAAAATTTTCAATAACAATGAGAAATACACTAAACATCTAGGACAAATTTTGTATGAAAATAGATGGCGCTCTTTTAGCAAAAGCTAATGCAAGAAAAAAAATGAATCTTCAATGTAAAGATGAAGGTCGACAAGTAATTCAAAACACTATCGACACAGGTAAGCAATTTGAATCGATGATGTCTTTTATTCAAGCAGTTCATGAAAAAAATCCAATTGAAGCACATAAACATATGTGTGAATATCAAAAACAAGTTTTGAATACAGGTCCTAAAAAAGAAATATATTAGAAAGCTTATATTATGCTAATGAATGTGCAAACAATAGTAGATTCTGCAATAGATTTAGCAGATATGAGAAATTCTCGATATATTGATCAAGCCAATACCCCCAACTCTGAAATATTAAGATACGCAAACATTGCTTACAAAGATTTGTATGCTCAAATTGTTTTATCAAAAGAACATTATTTTACTATCAGTTATCCTCTTGTAGTTACACCAGCAACAGACACTTATCAACTACCCTACGATTTTTATAAATTAGATGGTGTAGATCTTTTATTAGATAACAACGGTAATTTTTTAACATTACTACCATTCATGTTTAATGAACGAAACAGGTATCGAAACTCTGCGATAATCCAAACAACACCGTGGGGTCAAGCATTCAGGTATATGATTGTTGGTAACAACATTCGATTTATACCTGCCCCTACCCAAACAAGTAATCTTCAATTGTGGTATACACCAGAACCTATGATCTTAACTAGTTTACTACTTACTTTAAATCTACCTATAGGTGGTGACGAGTACATGTCTCTTTATATTGCTTGTATGATGCTTGCAAAAGAAGAATCGGACACTTCGGCAATTAACGCAAAAAGATTAGAAGTCTTATTTCAACTAAAAAATAGTTTAAAAGAAAGAGATTCTGGAAACCCATCTTACGTAATAGATGTAAATCGAATAAACCAAAGTAATTTTTTTCCTTTTGTTGGGTATAATTACTAAAGGAGATTTGTTTGGAAAATTATTACTCGGTTAATACAAGTGATCCTGTCACGAGAGCAATCGACGACAACGTAGCCAGAGTATTTGCATCGTTACAAAATAATCCATTATTAGACGATCCTTCTATTGTTAAAGATATTAAATTTGTTTCGGGAGTAGACACAGTAATAAATCATAAACAAGCTTCACCTGTTGTAGGGTTTATTGTAGTAAATTTAAATGCTCCAGCTATTATTTATAAAAGTAATACTA